ATGGTGAAAATTTTTGCAAAACACGGAACATCTGACAAGGCGCTTGTTATTTGCGCACGCGAAGAAGTATTGTATGCCCAAAAACGACTAAGTGAAAAATTTGGTGGAAATTGGCTATTGGTCGATAAAATTGACAGAAACAATGCTGAGTTTCTTTTATTTAACGATAATTTTATTTATAAAGGATTTCACGGAAAAGACGAGCGATATTGTAATGGCATAGAAACATTTCAACACTAAATAAATATGAAGTATTATTTTGTATCGTACATGGCATGGGGGAAAAATCGGACATTCTTTCGTTAGAACTGATGACGATTTTTTTAGCGTTCGAGAGTTTTGCGATGAGATGTACGATGAAACCGGAGGAGACTATATGGTTCTTTTTTATAAAGAAATAAGCCTTGAGGAATACAAATTTAACACTGACTAAATTCGAACGATTATGAACGAAAAAGAAAAACAATTAGAAGAACTCAAGGAGGCGGCAAAACCTCTTATTAAGTATTTGTGTGAAAATCATCATCCACATGTAACCGCCATCGTTACTCCCACCGGAGTGGAAGTTTTGGAGGGTGTCCTGATGGTTCAGGATATAACCGAATTTATTGTGGATTAAAGTGAATAACCATGGAAAGAAATAAAAGCCCTCCTTATATTATACATAGGTTGCAAGCATAAAAACAAAGCCGGCCGAAGTCCATCTTCAGTCGGTTTTTTTTGTACACTGTCAGATTTTATGTGTATTTTTGCGTATATGGCAAAAGGACGGGATAAAAGATTAATCGAACTTCGTAACGAAGCGCTGTGCCGCCGGTATTATTACTGGACGGAAGTACAGCGCCTTCGTTTTGACGATACCCTAAAAGTTTTGTCTGAACAGGAGTTCTTTATCTCAGAGGAACGTATTATGGCCATTATCCGGGAGTACCATGGTAAAATAGAGGACTTGACCGTTAAACCTGTTCCAAAAATAAAGAAACCCAAATTGAAGCTGAGCCAGCTCAAGCTTTTCCCGGAAGAGTAACAATATCGTTGACCATTAGGCTGTATTGATGCTCGTACACCTTGACAGCATGAGGCCTGCTGTAATTAATAGTCTTTTTTCTGATCAGTGGACTGTTCACTCCTGATACGAATCCTTGCAATTTCCGGTGTATCGCTGTCGATAGTTTCATCCGCTCGATGGCCTTGTCTTCTGTCGTACTTCCGTAATGGGTATCGTCGTAACAATCGATAGCCAAACGGACAGTAACGATACAATTCCCTCGCTGGAAGCCTCCTCCCAGGTTCGACCATTCAACCTCTGCCGGAGATATCAACACACAAGGGAAAGTTACCGGATAGGTATCTTCCGCCGTCTCGATTGCTTCCAGTTGACCGTAATCCTCATCGATCAGGCTCATCCCGGGAAAATTATCCGCGATTAAATTCTGAATGTCATTGAATAACTGTTCCATATATTTATATATCTAAAATTTTACCTACTTCTTCATCCCATTTGTCGGATATCTTTTTATTCAGTTCCGCACTTTCGCCGATAAATTGTCTTTTCGGCATTGTGATTTTTATCTTTAGCTTTTTCTTTTTGGTTAGAGCCAGGCGCTTCCATCGCTCTGCATCATCATTCGGCATTGCGGCTCCTTTCTTCCCTCCTCCGGCAGCATAATATTGCGCCCAAGCGAATTTGCGCATTTTCGGTGTTACGGTTGGATTACTATTTATTGTTCCTCCTTCGTTATGGATGGATGCATAATCGACATTATCCACTATCTTTACTCTGGCATCTCCCGGAACGTATTTTACTTCGTTCATCAGGTGGTTTCTCCCACTGGTAAGGGTCGGATAGTTGCTCTGGGCAGAGCTGCTTCCTGAAGACAGACGCTTGGACGGCTTCCATTTATTCAAACCGTTATTTACAAAACCACCTTTTCTAAAGTTGTTTTTGTAGTGGGATTGCGCCATGGCTCCGACAATAACCGGCATTTTCCGACGTCGCAAGTCCTCCAGTTCTTTCTTTTTGGAGAGCATCCACCCCGTAAATTGCTTAATATCCATTTAAATGCTTTTTATTTGGTGTTTAAATCAAAATAAATAACTATATTTGCAGGTAGATACCGAAAGGTGTTTAGCTATGCTACGGCATGTGCGCTTGCAGGGGGAGTTCATCTCCCTACTGTTTTTTAAATAGCTGCCTTACTTTCCCTTTCTCATAAACCCATACTTCCTCAATGTCGTATTTGAAATTCTTATCCGCCAGCCTTTCATAGATATTCCGCCGGATATACCTGTCCGATGCCCCTTTGTTATTATTGATAATAATCCGGGATGATTGCTTGGCTCCATGCGATATCATATTGGATATTTTACGTTTCTTGAATGGTGGGACAAAACTTTCAAACTCATAAAACAGATCGCCCACTTTCAGATCCGGACACTTCCGTTCATAAATTGTTCCGGTAAGTGATCCGTATATTTCCTTATATGCTTCCGACTTGAAGTGGACGGAAGGTGTGAGCTTCACAATGTTTCCTTCTTTTGCCAACTGATTAGCTACTGTCAGAAGGGATTTGTAATCGTCTTTTTTCTCTACCAGTTCGTGGATCAGGACTTCTCCTCCGTTCTTATACTTCTTGTAAGACACATACTGAAGAGATAAAGGCTTCTCTATATTTTCGGAGATAAAGTTCTCTACTGCCTTTTTCGCGCCCTTACCGGCATCCTTAATATATGGATGGGTATCGGAGAATACTTTTCCGTCGATTCCAGGATTATTGTCCAGTCCCGGATCCGGTCTGTCTTCTTCGTGCGGGATCAGTTCTTTTCCAGTTGCCGGGTCATCGGTCGCCTCCAGTGAGCATTTGCAGTTCCAACGATCTCCGGGACGATGATTCGACCAGAATGGATGTCTTTGCGGAAGAGTCAGCCCAATGCTCCAGTATTGTTTATGTACCAAATCGGGCGTAATACTCGTTGTCGGCATCCACCGGAGATTCGGTAAAATATCCTTTACCCGCCGGAACTGTTCCCAGTCCGCTGCCTGATGGGCGCGGAGTACTGCCGTATCATATTCTGTCCGGAGCCAGTGTTTAACATTATGATCCGTTATCGGAGCCACATCCTCGGCAAACCGGTCAAATGATTTTAATTTACCATTCTCATCTACCAGCTGGGCAGCAATATCGTTTTGCAACCGGTGTGTCCTGAAAGCTGAAAAGACGGCATTATTATACTTGAGTTGCTGATAGAAGTCATAATCCGGATCATACATCGTCCTGACTCCATATCCTTCATCGGTAGCCTGGTTAAATACTTTCCATGTCTCATCAAAGAGCCCCCGGTCGATTTCGGTCATCGGGTTGAACTTCTTTTCATAGATACGGATAAGAGTTTCCTTCAAGACATTCTCATCGAACAGGAATGCTTTGGATGCTTCATTTTTGAAAGGGTGTACGGAGTAATACAAATTATCCATCCTCTCGCGGAAGCCCCCGTAGTCTCGGCGGGGGCTTAGTCGAAAAAACGGTTAAAGAAGTTATTAGCGGTTTTTACTTTTTCCTTTTCGATAATAACATCTTCCTTCTCTTTTTCCTTTTTGACCTTCATCCGGGAATTGTAGTCTTTCGGTTTTTCTATGCCGAAAGTTTCATAGAGGTAGTCATGCGAAACCGGCAATCCCATGCCCATCAGTTTTTCAACCATGGCCAGTTTCTTATCTATGTCTACTTCTTCCGATTCATAATCGAAGCTTCCGCCTTCAGTCGAAAATCCAAGAGAAGCAAATGTATCAGTCATGTCATAGTTCAGGATGTTCAGTATATCCGTTCTGTCCATTTGGTTAATCAATTCTTCTGATTTTTTCTGTACCGTTCCCAGCGCTTGAGTACCGGTAGCAGACGCTTCTGTTGTCAGGGTATTGCCCAGGAACAATTTGGATATTTCCGCGTTACATCGCTCAGTCAGTTTATCATAAAGATCAGCGCTGCCGGATTTATTGTTGCTTTCGACAAACCGGAACCCGCTCCCTTCAGGTCGGATAATAACGGCAGCTCCTCCATCTTCAAAAGCATCCTTCAGTATCCGGCTACGTGCATCTTCATCATTCCCATCGTAAGTATATTCCCGGACAGGCATACCGAATATTTCGGAAAATTGCGCCCAGTCGGCCATCGTATTACGTTTATAGATGACATAAGGAGCTGCCTGGGCAAAAATGCCCGGATCATTCGGATCCCCGACAAAGAGGAGGTCTTCGTACTCATCCCAGGAAGTACCGGTAATGTCTGTTTGCCGCTGTAATATTAATCGTCTTTGCGGGTCGACATGCTTACGTGGGATCAGATCATAGTCAATCCACTTTCCGTTCATATAAAATTGGAAAAGAGAATTTCCCCATGTCTTATAGTCCCATGCATCAGACAGGAACCGATAGAACCAGGGAGAACGAAGCTGCTCATTAATCACATCGTCCGGAACTCCATTTCTCCGGAATACAATCGGTGTGCATAGGACGGCACTTTTACGTTTAGTAACGACCGATGCCACGTGCGGATCCATCATTATCTCACTAAACAGGTCATAAAGCTTGCTCCGCCGGGAATAGTCGATATTCTCGAAGTTATGTATCCCGGCCATATAAGTGGCCATGTCGATACCGAACCGCTGGGTTTGTGTAAGTATGATTGTGTTGGGAGATGTTTGTCCCGGACGCGGAACGTTTCCTCCTACTGTTACCCTATTTTGTTTTTTTTTCCTTGCCATATCAATAATGATTAGTACGTTTTCTATTGCTCTTCGTTAAGAAGGGAGATTTACCGGCCAGCTCATCTTCCGGAAGAAGCGGAGCGCCGTCAATGGATACACTTCCCTTATTTACTTCTTTCAACCATATCATCGCCCTCTCAAAAGCATCTTTGGTTACCTGGGACATTTTCTGCGGGTTGTGTATCTTGAAGATATTATAGACTGTTATGTCCAAAGCCATCATCAGTACTAGCTGATTTCGGGCGCTTCCGGTAGCCGAAAATATTTTATCGCAATCGTACCGGTTATTCAGGTAACTTCGCACGAGGGCGATCGATTGGTCTTCCACTATCTCAATGATCGATTCGTCTTCCCTTACCAGTGCATCCAATATCTCCCTATGTATCCGGGCTTTATAATCTCCTATATTTATAAATTGACTCATAAATTTTACCTCCTGTGTTTATTGCGTTTATTTATAGTCTTTCTGTCGATCGTATCTTTCGGCTGTAATTCCGCCTGCTTTTGATCCAGGATACGATTACCTCCCTCGATCGTATCCGGAGCAGCTACGTCGTAAGGCATAGTCAGTTCAAACATTTTGAACTGGTTTACGATCTCCTGCATGTGCGGATTGTCCTTTTCTGCTTCATTGAAGATTAGTTCGCCATCCCTGTCCATCGGTTCCAGGTTGGAGTCTATACGGGTTGCTTTGTCGGTCTTTCGTTCTTCGTCTCCTTTGATGTTCAGCTTCATCCCATATTTCTTGTTTGCTTTACGAGTCAATGGTTTAAAAACTTGTTTGAAGAATGGATCCTGAAGCTTGTTATTCTCCATATAGCAGTAAACATTCACTTTGCCTTTGCCGGTTACCCACTTGATCAGCTCGTAATACCAACCGATAAATATGGAATTCAGTCCTTTTCCTACAAATCCTTTGATTACATAGAGGATACCGTTTTTCTTACCAAGCAGTATAACCGCTTTTCCGGAACTCTTCTTGGTTTTGTTTTCTCCCGGCGCCGGGTCTCCGTAAATGACCAGGTACTTGAATGATGATAAGCGGGGTACCTGGCCGTAAATACAATTTTTGAATACGGAACCTTCGGAGATAGGATTATTCATATACTCAGCCTCAAAAGCAGATGTCGACATCGTTTTCTTGAGTCGTGCGATATTTTCAAGTGTGTTCTTGCCTGGCCAGGTACTTTGTCCGTTTTCGTCCATCACATTGACGATTTCTACCCGGTCGGCTCTTTCGGAGGCGCGAACCACACAGCAATCCTTTGCGATCGTATTATTCAGCCATACGATCTGGAAGTTTTTGGAAATAGACCGGGTCGCATAAACGGCTTTCTCCGCCCACTTAAACCGTTTTTCTATCGTATCCAGATTACGCACATCCTCATCCGTGTCAACGTCTGTAAAGATGGCTTTGTCCGGACGGATTTCTTCGTTCCGTAGTCCACGGGGAGACTGTCCGGCGCCGAAAGCGTAGAAAGCCACACCCTGGGTGGTTATGAATCCGCCACTCGCCCAGCTGCCCGGAAGCTGCTGCACACCATAGTCGTTAATGATGCGTTCGTTTTTCTCCAGATTGATTTTGTAAGGCTCCAGGAAATCAGCAGCTTTATCATAACTGTTCGATATGAGCATAATACACTTTTTCTGGAGCTTCTTTTTACTTGTAAGCGCCTGATAGAGTGTTTCCATCATCGTAACAACATCCTTTGCCAGCTCGCGAGACCAGCGTCGGACAATGACACTTTCCGGATGGCTTAATGCGTATTCCGAGGATTCGACATGGAATGGAGCCGCAGGCGCAAAGCAGTATTTCGGGAAGTAGTATTTTTTCCACTCCTCGAAATCGTCTTCCAACCTTTTTATACGTTCCTTCTGCTGAGCTTCAGTCTCGGTCGTATCGACGGATACTTCAGCCAGGAAATTCTTATAGTATAAATCCCAGTCCCGGACGGCTTGTTTATCGACGGCTGTTAATCCCATTACTTCCCGCTTAATAAATGCTTGATAAATTCGTTAATGATGGCGCCTACCAAAGAAGCATGATCCGTATTAATAGGCCGGAGCCATGAGAGTAGCCTTTTTCCTACCTCCGCCACATCCCGGATGGAAGCTTCCTGCTCGAGTGCTTCCAGGTCGGCGGTCAGTTTTCGTCTTATATCCGCCTGCTTACTGTCCGGATAGCCTACCTTGGCAATTTCCTCATCCAGTTTAGAGAGCTGCACCAAGGTCGATATATGTCGTTCTTCCCGGGTTTGCAACAGGTTCAGCCGTAAATGTTCCCACTCCTTAACCCATTTGTTTGCAGTGACAAGGGATATCTCCGCTTTTTTAGCTAATTCTTTCTGGGTAATACCTTTTTCCGTCAGGAAAATATATTTAGCCAGTTCTTTCTTCTGCGATATTTTTAACTCTTTAACCATCTTTTTTACGCAAAATTGGGGCTATTAATAGCCCCAGACAAATTAGGATTTTATGATAAAAAGTTCTGATTATACTATTCATTTATAAAGTTTTATCATGCTTTTCTGATTTGGCAGACGCGAAATAATCCCTCAATTTTGTATCCGTAATTCAATTTAAGAAAAGCAATATGAAGCGATTTTTCAATGTAATAGCCGGAACAGATAAAGCAGCTTGCATCCTTCTGTATGGGGATATCGGGGAATGGGGAGAAGTGACCAGCGCCGATATCGTCGGCGAACTCCTGGAGATGGAGAATGAATATGAAAGGATTGATGCCCGTATCAACAGTATGGGAGGCGATGTGTATTCCGGTATCGCTATCGTTAATGCTTTCCGTAACAGCAAGGCCAACATAACGATCTACGTGGATGGTGTAGCTGCTTCCATGGCTTCCATTATTGCCCTTTGCGGCAAACCTCTTTATATGAGCAAATATGCCCGGCTGATGCTCCATAGTGTACGCGGGGGCGCATACGGTACCAAAGATGATCTGAAGGATATGATCCGGGAGATGGAAACCCTGGAAGATACCCTTTGCGACTTCATTGCCGGCAAAGTAAATAAGACCAAAGAAGAAGTCAAGGAATTGTACTTTGACGGAAAAGACCACTGGTTGTCCGCTCAGGAAGCTTTAGGCCTCGGACTTATAGACGGTATCTACGACGTGGATCCGGTACCCGAGGATTCGACCAACGAACAGGTATATAAAATTTTTAATAACCGGCTCGAAAAGCCAAAAAACAAAAAAGACGAAATGAACTTAGAAGAAATCAGAAAACGTCCCGCCTTTGCCAATTGTGCAACCGAGGCGGATGTTCTCCGGCAGATCGATCAACTGGAGAGTGAAGCGGGAAAGGTTCCCGGATTGGAAGAAAAAATTCTGGCTTTTGAAAACAAGGCCAAAGAAACGGAAGAAGCGGAAGATGATGCCTTCCTGGACACAGCCATCGCTGAAGAGCGTATCAAGGAGGCTCAAAGAGTCTATTTCAAAAACCAGTTGAAAACCGACCGCGAGGGAACTAAAAACCACATCAATTCCCTGAAGCCAAAGAAAAAGGTTATCGATAACCTCGGAACGCCTCTGGCAGATACTGTCTCGGCATGGGACAAAAAGATGGAAGAGATCCGTAACAAGACGGGTCAGTAAGCCGGCCGGTTCTTTTAATCATTCAATAAATATCATTTAATAAACATTTAAAACAGTTTTAATTATGGCAATAATTATAGCAAATACCAATTACAATGGAGAAGTTCTGGAGCAGCTCTTAACGCTGGCCGCTACCGGCAACGAACTGGTAGAAAAAGGGCTTATCCATCTGGAGCCGGGAGTACATGAGAAGTTCTCCATTCCGAGAATCAAAACCGGAAAGATGCTCCAAAAACGCAAAGAGCAACCGAAAGATTCCGACAGCAAAGGAGATTTCAACTATTCGGAAAAAGTCCTGAAGCCCGTTGACTTCATGGCTTTTACAACCTTCAATCCCCGATCCTTTGAGAAGATCTGGCGTAAATGGCAACCGAAAGGAAACCTTGTCTTTTCCGAACTTCCGGCAGAAGGACAAAACGCTTTACTGTCCGAAATGGCCAAAACGGTAAAGTTTGAGTTGGGATGGCATTTCATCAACGGCGAGTACGAAGAAGGCGATGACGATACCAAGCTTTTCAACGGTATCATTATCCGGATGAAAGAAGATGACGATACGATCGTCGTTCTTACTTCTTCCAACACGATGATAGGCAAACTGAAGATGCTTCACAAGAACATCCCGGTTACCATGCGCGCTAATCCGGGTCTGAAGATACTTATGAGTGTCAAAGATTTCGACCGCTACGATGACGAACTGACGGCACAACCGAACAAAGGCTCCAACTGGACGGATACCAACGCCAAGCGCTTCAAAGGTATCAATATCGAACCTTTGGCTAACTGGCCGGACGGTATGCCGGTAGCTACCATTACCGGTATGGACAATAACACCAACCTATGGGGAGCGGTCAATCTTCAGGACGATATGGATGTGATCAAGATCGGTCTCTTGGAAAATGCCGGCGAACGCTACTTCTTCAAGATGCTGATGAAAGCTGATACTCAGATCGCTTTCGGGGAAGAATGTATCATGTTGGAAAAAGTAGCTGCTTCTTTGGAAGTAGAACCGACCCAACTGGAGTTCCCGGCAGAAGGCGGAAGCCTCACTGTAACCGTGGAAGCTACCGAAGAATTCAAGGTATCTCAAATTGCCGAAGGTTTCTCCTTTGACATTACCGATGACGGCGTGACCGTAACGGCAGATGACAATACTGAAGGAACGGGAGAAAAGACCGGTACCATGGTCATTTCTTTGTCGGAAAATACTTCCAAAAAAGTGACTATCACTCTAACTCAGCCGACCGAAGGATAATCTCCTTCGGGTCGGTTAAACGTATCAATCAAGCTTTTTTATTAATCATAAAATTTTCAAGTCATGGCAAAAGACAAAAAAGAAACAGTGAAAATTAAAGTCCTGAAACCTTTCCGGGACAAGTTAGACAACAAAATCCGCTATGTGGAAGGTATAGAACTGGAGTTTGAAGCCGAACGCGCTGAAGATGTAATCTCCCGCGGATTGGCTGAGTATTCCGAACCGGTTGGTTAATCATGGCTAAATTACAGTATTTAGTTCTGCATTGTACGGCTACTGCTGAAAACCGGACTGTATCCTCCGACGAGATCCGCCGATGGCATACCAGTCCGGTAAGCAAAGGCGGTCGCGGATGGAATCAGGTCGGATATACCGATATAATCCATTTGGACGGCCGGGTGGAACGCTTGGTCGATAACAATGAAGATGCGTCGGTCGATCCCTGGGAGATTACCAATGGAGCAAAAGGGTACAATTCCATTTCCCGGCACATTGTGTACGTCGGCGGATGTGCCGCTGACGGTAAGACTCCCAAGGATACCCGGACATCTTCACAGAAAGAATCTCTGGAGAAGTATGTGAAAAACTTCCACCGGAGATTCCCGGATGTGAAAATCATCGGACACAGGGAAGTAGCGGCGAAAGCCTGTCCTTCTTTTGATGTTCAAAAATGGCTTAAAGAAATAGGCATCAAGTAAATTTTCTTTTCATAATTCTCGTAGACAATGACAGAAATCATAAACATAATCAAAGAGATTCTTTTATGGTTACTCCCGGCCGGAGGGCTGGGAGGAGTCATTGTTTGGATATTTAACAAGAAATTACGGACACTAAGAACAGACAAAGAAGTACACGATACATATAAGGAGATGTACGATGATGTGAAAGAAGAACTAAAAGAATTACGCAATGAAAACAGAAAATTACATAAGGAGTTCGCCCGGATGGAGACGATTGTCGCTATCCTTGAAACCATTTTTTCCAAGGTGGTGGCTTGTCGGTATTATAATTCTTGCCCTATCCGTTTCGAGTTGCAGCAGCTCCAAAAGCATCAGCGAAAAACAGGAGGCGGAGATAGTGGAAATAAAAGAAAAGTACGAAAGACTGCCGATCCGGATCCCGGAATCGAAAGTGAATCTTCAGATACCGATGGCGAATCTTCCGACCCTCCCCCAGGGAGCCGGTTACACGAATAAGCAAGGACAGGCAAATGTCAAAGTTACAGCGGAGAATGATACGATCTATATCGAAGCTTCCTGTGACGAGGTAATAGCCGACTTGGAAAAGGCAGAACGGGAAATAAGCTATCTAAAAGAGAAAACGGAATTAGAGTCGGAGGAGAAAAAACCTCCTGAGATCGGAATAAAAACGATTCTTAGATGGTTCTCGCTCGGCCTCGTGATAGGAATAATAATTACAATAATAACAATCAGAAAACTAAAAAAGTAAAGTTATGGCAGATACAAGTGATGGATTTATTTATGGACTGGACGTCCTGAAATTCAAAGGAAAGGTCTTCGGCTATATCTCGGAAGACGGCCTGACTGCCGGAGGAACCGAACCGACCACGACTCAGGTCAGAGCGGCTCAAAAACGAAACGCGGTGGTTAAGACCCTGTTTACAACTCCGGGAAGCAAGCAATTTACCTTCGTTCTTATCCAGCTAAAGGGAGAGAACTTTAAGGATGTATTCGGAGGCGAGGTCGATGCGGATGGTGTTTACAGCGCTCCGGCAATGGAAGAAATCCAGGAAGGAGATGCGGTAATCGAATGTGCTTCCGGTCATACGATCGACATTCCGAAGGCTTCGCTGGTCGGTAATCTGGCTCAGGCGATCAACCTGGCTCAAACCCTGGCTGTCTCCTGTACCATGGAGATACTGATTCCGGATGATGGCGGGTCTCCATTCCAGATCTACCCTCCGGGACAAACGCCTCCTGAAGGATAAAAGATGAAGAAAGAGGAGCTGTTGGCTTCCGAACTACTTTTAGACCTGGGCGTTGCGATCCCTGTTCGCCCGCTCAGGTTTTTAAGTAAAAAGAAGTCTCGAAAGGTATTGATCCGGAGACCGTACATGGGAGGGCTTATACGTTTCTCCCGGATATATTTGAAGATGGGAGTAAGCTCGGAAGAGATAAAAAAGTATAACCCGGACGAGATGATGGAGTTTATGACTAATCATGGACACAGCGTCAGCCGGATGGTAGCCGTAAGTATTGTAAGGGGATTTTTCTCCTATATATTATTCGGCAACCTTGTAGCCTGGTGGCTGCGCTGGCAGGTTCATCCTTTATTTCTTGCTGAAGCGGTAATCCAATTAATCGACCATACGAATCTCGACCCTTTCAAAAATATTATCATCTCGGCGGACAAGATAAATCTGATGAAGCCAAGAATGAGCCATGGAAAAGAAAACGGGAGTTAAAGACCGGCCGGATGGAAGGTTCCCATAGCCCGTTCGGATTCGTCTGGCAGATAGCGACAGCCACCGGCTGGAGTATCAACCGGATACTTTGGAAAATTCCTTATCCTACATTAATGCTGATGATAAAGGATATTCCAAGGTATGTTACGGAAGAAAACAAAAATCCGGGACAAAGGAAAAACCGGAATACGAATAAACAAAAAACAAAAGGACAAAGCGCTCTGGACTTTTTCCAGACACGATTGACAGATAATGGCAAGGGCGGTTGAAATAGAATTTTTAATGAGGGATCGGATGACTCCCGGAATGCGGCGGGCGTATAACGAGGTTGTCGGTCTTGACAAAGAGATCGACAAACTGGGTGATACGACCGACCGTGTAACTGCCGGTATGGGAAAATCATTCGGGAACCTTGGCGGTGTTGTCGGAGGAGCATTGTCTTTCGCCGGTGCTTCTGCTTTTGTAAGCAAGATATTCGATATTAGGTCTGCCTTCCAGGATACGGAAAGCAGTATGACGGTTTTCCTCGGATCGGCGGAGAAGGCTTCGAAATTCATGCGGGAATTACAGGATTATGCCTGGTACAATATGTTTGAATTTTCCGACCTGACCGAAGAAAGTAAGAAACTCTTAGCCTTCCGCGTCGATGTGGAAGATGTTATTTCTGTTATAGATCAACTGTCCAATATCGCTGCGGGAGTCAAAAAGCCTCTCTCGGAATATGTCGATCTTTATACCAAAGCAAAAAGTTTGGGAAAACTGGAAGCTTCCGATATAGAGAGCTGGGGACAGCGGGGAGTTGTTATCATGGATACCCTGAAAGACATGGGTGTTGAAGTCGATCGTTCTTCGGTTAAATTTGAACATCTTGAAATGGTATTGAAGAATCTGACTTCTACCGGAGGCATGTTCGACGGATTGATGGCAGAACAAATGAGTAACCTGTCGGCCAGCTACGGTCAGTTACAAGACGACATTACCAATATGTTCAATGAATTGGGCGAGAAGTATCAGGATGTAATGAAAAGCGGTATCGAAGTCGGAAGCTGGCTCATTGCAAACTACGAACAGATCGGCCGGACGATCATGGAACTGGTCGGTGTTTATGGAACTTACCGTGTCGCTTTGGCTGCTGCAACTGCCGCCGAGTATTTTCGTTATCAGGCGACATTGGCCGGGATGGCCGGAATGACAAAGATGCAGGCCATTACCGATGTATTGCGCGCCAAGACAGCCGCATTAAACAAAACCATGCTGGCTAATCCTTATGTTCTTGTTGCCGCCGGGATCGCAGCTCTCGCCTATGGCACATACAAACTTATCACCTACCAGACAGAAGCCGAAAAGGCACAAAAGCGTCTGAATGATGCCCTGAAGGAAGCCGAAAAAAATTCCCTTTCCGAACAAAGAGAACTCGCCAGACTGAAGGGAGAGCTTTCGGCATTGACGAAAGGAACCGACCAGTACAATGAGGTTAAGGATAAGATCATTAAAAACTTCGGAAAATACTATTCCGGTCTTGAACAGGAGATAGAAGCGGTCGGATTAACCGAGGCCGCTTATAATAAATTAACAGAAGCCATAACCCGGTCATTCGGCGCCCGGCAGTATGAAAAGTTCACGCAGGAACAAACAGGCAATCTCGAAGAGACAATGTCCAAGAACCTGGGGAAAATTCAGGATAGATTGATTGATAAACTTGGAGAAGAAGCCGGAACCAAATACTATACAAAAATCAGAAATTCCCTATTGAATGGAGATTTAGGGATTTCAGGAACTAACTTCTATGATATTTCAGGATTGGAAGATGAAACCCGAAAAGCGCTGGATCAAGTCTCCGGAAGAGGAAATTTCGTTTCCAACTTTGCCATTGAAGGCTATATAAGGGAAATTATAAAAGCACAAGAACTGACCGATGAATTAGACAAAAAAGCAAGAATCAAATTTGGCATTGAGGATGTGACTCCATCCATTACCGAAAATAATTCGGAAGCGGCAAAGTCTTTTGATAATATCTCCGATGCTGTTTCGGATACAACTCAAAAGATCGAAAAGCTAAAAAAAGAAATTGCCGATTTGCGGAGCGGAGATATACAAGTCGAATCCGGATCGCTGACAAAAACACTGGAGGAAAAAATCAAAGAACTAAAAACGGCTGAAGATAAACTGGCCTTACTAACCGGTAAAGACAGTAAAACGATAAAAGCGGGACAGTCCGCTCTGGATAAGGAAAAAAAGCAGGCTCAAGAGTCGGCCGAATTAAGAAGGAAGATCGCTAACGATGAGATCCGGGAGGCGATCGAAAAACAAAGCCGTGAATTGGATAACGAGCAGGCTTTATTGAATATTCAGGAAGATGGTTTCGAGAAGCGCCAAAAGCAGGCGGAGCTGAACCATAAAAAGAACTTGTTGGCAATCGAGAAAAGGACACAGGAACTGATCGAAAAGCAACAGGAGACAGAGAAGAACGCCTGGAAACTGGAAGGAGAGAAAGGAACATTCGTCCCCACTACCATAACAGCAAATGACCTGTATAAGAACAATCCGGAAGCGAAAAAAGAAATCGATGAGAGTCGCTCTACTGCCAATGCGGTTTACAAAGCCGAAACGGATGCCCTGTATAAGGAACTACTGGATAAATACAAAGATTACGCACGTCGGCGTCGGGAAGTAGAAGAACAATTCCAGGAGGATATAAAAGCACTCAACGAACTTCCGGACGATAATGAGTACAAAGCGGATACTATTAAAGAAGCCGAAAAACAACGAAAAGAAGCCATCAAGTCGATAAACGAAGAGGAAGCTTCCGAAATAAAGAAGACTTCCGATTTGTTTATCCGTCTCTTTGGGGATGCTTCGACCCAAACCGTAAAAGAGATCCGCCGGGTAATCGATGAAGTCCAGGCATTATACGACTACCTTTCCACGACTTCGGATGAAGACCTGACCGATAATTTCGGATTTACGGCAGAGCAGCTTCGCAGTTTTAAAGGAGATGCCGAGCAACTGAAAGCCATCCTGGACGGATTGATTGCCAAGAAAAAAGAACTGGCCGAGAAAAGCGAGTTTGAAGCTTTCTCTCAAAGTATAAGCGATGCCCTCAAGAAAATAAACAAAGGAGGACGTGAGAATATCGGAGAGGGCATTGCCGATATCGGATCGGCCATCTCCGGGATCATGCCTTCGGTTGAAAAGTTCGGCCAGGACATCGGATCCATCTTCGGGGAAGATACGGCAGACGATATCAAAGTGATTACCGATCTTTTGGGGGCTACCGTCGAGGTCGGTACCGGAGTCGGAAAGATTATGTCCGGCGATGTGATCGGAGGGATAACCGATGTTGTCTCCGGATTGACCAAAGTTTTCTCCATGGCATCGGAAGCGGAGAAAAGACACAGGCAGGCATTGGAGGATATTGCTTCGCGCCGGTTGGATTTGCAAAGGCAATATAATCTACTCCTTCTTGAACAAAACCTTTTGCTCAAGGAGGCGTCGACCGTCTTCGGGGAAAAAGAAATTACCAAGGCGGCCAATGCACTAAAGAACTATGAGGAAACAATCCGACAGCTTCAGGAAGAGATGCGAGGAGATGCTCCGGGTGAATTCTTACGTATTTTTGGTTCCAAAGAGTATGAAAAACAACTCAAGGCATACAATGATGGAATCAAAGGCCTTCAGGATGCCCAGATCGTAACCGGACATAAAAAGACCGGTCTTTTCGGTTGGGGAAAAGGGAAAGATACATACTCCAGTATTTTGGATGTATATGACGATGTGATCGATGCGGAAGGTCGGATCAATACCCAGCGGATCCAGACAATTTTGGATACCCAGAAAATGAATGATGAGACTCGGGCTTATCTCGAAAACTTATTGGCGCTGGAGGAACAGGCCGAGGCGGCAGCCGAAGCCTTGCGGAGTTATCTCCAGGAAACATTCGGGGTATTAGGAGAAGATATTATCTCTTCTATTACTTCCGCTATTATGGATCAGGGCATCGATGCCTGGGAGGAGTTCGGAAAGTCCGGGGCAAAAGTTATCGAGGCGCTGGGAGAACAGCTGGCATACGAACTGTTCTTTGCTGATAAGTTTGCCAAACTTCAGGCCGACCTGGAAGCGATCTATTCGGACACTTCCGATCCCGAGGAGATAGCACGCCGGCAAATGGCTCTTATCGGTAATTTTTATTCTACGATCGACGATGAGATGGCAGCCGCTCAAGACTTCCTGGAGCAATGGAAAAAGAATGCGGCTGACCAGGGCTTTGACCTGTGGTCAGATGATTCTTCCTCCCAGAGTGGAAAGGCCGGAGCCTTTACCACCATGACACAAGACCAAGCGGGAAAGCTGGAGGGATTATTCACCTCGGTTCAGAACCATGTGGCCAGTATGGACGATAAAATGAGTGATTTAAGCGAGGCTATGTACGATTCGGTTGATCTGCTTGGAGAGATCAGGGATAACACCGGCACTGCGGCCGCTGAGTTAAAGACAATCAGGGAGGACATTAAAGCAATAATCAGGGACGGACTAAGAATGAAATAAGATGGAAATACTGGAAGGATTATTATTTATCAACGATACGGATGTGTATCTTCAGTATGGAGCTTTCCTGACGGAAGACTCCCCTGGAAGTTTTAGTAATTATTCCGAACTTTTGAAGCCGGCAAAGATGAAACCTTATACGGCGGTTGACTTTCGGGAAGAGGATGGGGAGAAACTTCCCGATGTACTTCCCGATCCGGCCTATGAACCTCGGGATGTAACATTATATTTTGCCATTCTGGCCAATACGGCTGCCGTTTTTTTATCCCGGTACTCCGCTTTTCTCGGCCTGCTTAAATCGGGTTGGCTTAATATCCGATTGCCTGAACTGAATAAGACCTACCGGATGTATTACAGGGAATCGTCTGCCTATGACCAACTCACTCCCATCGACGGGAAAGTGGCTGCAAAATTCAAAGTAATATTCCGGGAGCCGGTACCGGAGAACTAAGAGTGAAAAACTAAGAACTAAAAGTTATGAAATTGGAAATCAAAAATAAGAACGGAGAAGTAAAAGCGATCGTATCGCCTTCGGATAATTCGGTATTGACACATGCCGCCATGGGCGAGCATGTGCTTTCCTTGTCTTTTGTTCTGACTGAGTATATACAGTTGGATGTGGACGATAACATTTTGTTCCTGGGGAAAACTTACAAACTGCTTGAGATATACCATCCTACCATGAAATCCCTTCAGGAGTGGTCGTATGATCCGAAATTCTATGGGGTGGAGTCGGAACTGAAAAGGGCATTGGTACTGAAAACGGTCGACAATGAATTTGACCCGGTATTTCCACTGACCGCTCCGGCCAGGGAACATCTCGCCCTCATCGTTGAAAACATAAACCGGATAAAGAATAGGACAGACTGGAAAGTCGGGGAAGTGATAGCAAGCGAAAATGTTGTTATTTCTTACAATGGTACCTACTGTTATGATGCCCTGACTGAGTTGGCGAACCAGCTGGAGACGGAATGGTGGGTAGAGGGAACGACAATAAATCTGACTCGCTGCGAGTTCGGCAATCCGATAACGCTCGGATATAATAACGGGCTGACAGGGCTTTTGAAAGACGGGAACGATAACGCTAAGTTTTTTACCCGGCTTTATCCGATCGGAAGTTCCAGGAACATCGTAGCTTCGGATTACGGATCATCCCGGCTCCAGCTCCCGGGAGGACAGAAATACGTCGAACAAAATCTTCAGTTCGGTATTATAGAACATTTTGAAGAATCGGCTTTCTCCCATATCTATCCGCGCCGGGTTGGTACCATCAGTTCTGTCCGGACGGAAGAGCGTACCGGAGAGGAAGGTAATCCTTTTACTGTATATTTCTTTAAGGATTCATCTCTGAACTTCGATCCGAACGATTACGAAATAGCCGGACTTATTAAGATGGTTTCTTTCGAATCCGGAGAGCTTCTCGGGCAAAAAGACTTTGAAGTCAATTACTATTCAAATTCTCAGGAGTTTGAAATCATCAATCAGTATCCGGAAGGATTCGGTCAGTTACCGGGAGGGTCGCTTATTCCAAAGCCAGGAGACGAATATATCCTTTATAACATTAAGATGCCCGGGGAGTATTATCCGTTAGCTGAAGCGGAATACAAAGAGGCGGTCGATGCCTATATGGAGAAATATAACTTAGACAAATCCATATATAAAGGGGACACCGATTATATTGAAATCCTGATCCGTAATCTGGTAGACCTGAAGATCGGCCAGCGAATTAATCTTCAAAGTTCCCGATACTTCCCGGAGACCGGTTCTCGGATCAGCCGGATAACCGAAATATCCCGGAAGGTTAATCTTCCGAGTCAGATGACGCTTAGCTTCTCGGATGTGATTGCCAAAGGGACATTAGAAAGTCTTCAGGAAGGGATAAGCGAAGCGATGAACTATGCCCGGTCGAATGCTTCATCGCTTCCGGATATTATCAGAAGTTGGGAGGGTACCGAGCCGACAGACTATAACCTTTTCTCTGCTCTTAAATCAATCCGGGAGTTTCTATCGAAGAATAATGATGATACGGCGCGCGGGCTGATCACTTTCCTAAAAGGGTTGGAAGTAGGTGATTTTCATTCCGGTTTCCTCGGATCCGGAGCAGCTATCACAGTTGATGAAGATGGTATCACAACGGCTGAAGTAGATAAATTGATTGTCCGCCGGTATGCTAAGTTCTTTGAACTCATAATCGAACGTTTGAGTCATATCGGAGGGCAGTTGATTATTTCGCCGGCGCGGATGATCTGTACGGAAGTAGAGGAATTAGTTGCCTCTTACAGGTGTTACTTCGATACCGGAGAGAATGGGGAGTTTGTCCAGGAATTCGTAGCGGGAGACCAGGCACGCTGTCAGGTGTGGACTGGATCCGGAACGAAATACTACTGGAGGCTTGTTACCGGTACCGGAAGCGATTACATTGACTTATCCAAAACGGATGCTGATTCCGGATCGGACATTCCGGTAGCCGGGGATCATATCGTCCAACTGGGGAACCGGGACAATACAGAACGGCAAAACGCTCAGATACTCTCTTCCTTCGGGGAAGATGCACCCAGCTACAAACAATACTCAGGTATCGACAGCTATTCGTTGGTCGATAAGTATGTAACCGGATTTACCAGCAAAGGAAACCGGATAGAGGGTCTGCTTAATATCCTTCCGGGAAGCCTGGGCTGGCAGAACCTGCAAGGCTTACCTGAAGAGATCGCTAAAGCAGCCGATATTGAAGTCGGCGCTGTCAACCTCGTCCGGAACTCGGCTTTCTCCGGAGACTATGAGAGCCGATACCTGAGACCGGATACTCAACTGGAGCCTGATACGGAAATGTTCAGCGGTAGTCTTACATTCTGGGAAGGGGATGCCATTGTGGAGGAAGACACAGAGAGCGCTTCCGGCTATTCCTGCTCGACTGTTACCAGGATATCGCAAGCGCTGTATCGCCCGCTTATCGATGGGGAACGCTATGTTCTATCATTCAAAGCCAAAGGTAATATTACAGCCAAGATCGGAACGGCTACCATGATGCAGTCGATAACCGGCGGATATGAACGGATCGGATTTCAGTTCGAAGCCCTTCAGGCTACCACAATAGAATTTTCCGGAGAGTTTGCGATCTGCGAAATACAGCTGGAGCGCGGAACGATTCCGACGGCCTGGTCAGTTTCGCCTTATGATAATGACAAGTCGCTGGTTCAATATGAATCACTCCGGTACATGTCCGATGCTATTAAAGGAATGACTCAGATACTGGGAGGTCTGATACTGACATCGATGATTCAACTCGGAAAGTACAAGGACGGGGTACTGGAGAAGATTACAGCCGGTATGTCAGGATTGTATATGGATGACAACGATGTCGCTTTTTGGGGCGGTGGGACATTTGAACAGGCTATCCGGACAGTTATGACTTTCGCCAACGATCCGCGGAAGCAGCTGACGGATGACGAGTGGAAAGAGTTGGCCAATGTCGTGATAACTCATGGAGGCCGGGCGATACTCAATGATGCGATCTTCCGGGGAACGGTGTATGCCAGTTCAGGAGTATTTAAGGGACGCATAGAGGCTGATGAAGGTTATTTCGTGGGTCAGGTTGAGAGTAATAGCAATGGGAATAGAGTTAGGATTGACCCTTCAGGATTAGAGAAAATACGTCTGATTGCAGAATCAGGATATCAAATAGCTAATCTTGGTTTTTATTCTCAGATTGCGGGTCGGACTATGGGTCGGATTCAAGTACATGAGAGAAATGAAAATGGAGATTTGTTACGGACATTATCAATCACTCCGGATGGAATAAATATAATACAAGGAGCAAATATAATGACAATCAATTTTGTCGGAGGGGAAGCTCGTATTAATTGTAAGCTACCAACATCGGGATCAGGATTAGACTCTGGGTATTGGTGGTATGATAAAAACAAAGGAATACAAATAGTAGATTAATGCGGCCATGTATATTCATTTATCTCAGCAATACGAATTCCCTTGCCATCCAGTAATAGGGTGTTTTTGGTATTTTTTTTTAATCTCAAGGTTTTTTCAAGCCTTAGGTTACTATATTCACCATAGGAGTAAAATATATAAACTTCAGGAATATACTCGGATAGTATTACCTCTTCCGAAGGTATATTATTTTCAATGTTTCTTAATTGTTTTATCAGGATACATTTACCCTCATCGTCGTAATAACCGACTTTGGGTTCTGGAAAATTGGATGCGCCTTCTTTTGCTAAGAGGACAAAACTTGTATAGTCTTGCGAATCCCCTTCGTCATCGGAACAGGAAACGAATAGACAAACAGCCAATAGGAGATATATTATATTTTTCATGGGTTAAAAAGCTTAATCGGCTACAAATATAAGAAATTAATTAAAGCAAAAGATATGGACTTAAACAATATACCCTCTACCGGGAAATGGTCGGAAGCTTCTGCCGGCATCAATGAGAACTTCAATAAGGCGAATATTGAGATAGAGAAACTGAAGAATACAAGTGTCCGGGACAAAGGTTATTTCTCATCGGAAGCATTGTTGAAAGCAGCCTGGCCGTCTCCGGTAGTTGGAGATAAGGCATGGGCAGGGAGTCCGTATCCGGGAACCGTCTATGAGTGTAGGGTGGCCGGAACCTGGACGAATACCGGCAATGTTCCGGATGTTCCTGAAGTGGACTTAAACAACTGGAGTAAATCAGATTGGTAAAACTATAAAATAAGGCAAAAATGGGATTAATAATTACGAGTACAGACAAAAGCGTAACGCTGTCAAGACAGACAGATGAAGTGTACGCAAAGAACCGGGTCAATTTCGACCAGGTTAAAACGACGATCTATTTCAAGATAGGTCAGGAGGAGTTATTTAATGAAGAAGTAACCGGCATTACCGTCAACGGCACCCAGTTGACAACAGCAAATGCAAAGGGACTTCTCTCTGACGCGCTTTTTCGTAATGCCTCCGGTGGCGACGTTCCCGGAGGCGATAACTGGGAACAAACAGACTTTTAAAAATCATTTAAATCAGTTTTAAACATGGCAACAATAAAACATTATAACGTCAATACCCCTCCGACAGCAGCCAGTCCGGAAGGGCAGTATTTTGTAAAGAGATCGGATAATCCGGATAGGATTGATGTCTATATCGTATCGAATGGAACGGTAAAAAAGCAGGAAAACAATGATGAAAATATAGCTCAATTAGGTCGCGATATGCCTGTTTTGAATGTCAGCAAAACTAATAATAAGTATGATTACACAACAGCAACAGCCCGCGCCGCCGTGCCGGAAAATGAAAGATTTTTAGGAAAAGAAATTCGTTATCAGACCGAGACCGGTTGGGTAAACGAGCAATATATCGGCGATAATGTAAGCGGATGGGCAACGGATACAAATTGGAAGCAAGTCGGGTCTGGAAGCGGCGGAAACCTGATTTTAGAATATACAACTGACATTAACACGACACGCAAGCTCGTCAAGCAAAGCGAGAGAAAATCCGGCTTGGAAATATCCTACAAGCATCTGGAATGGGGGTGGGTAAAAGAACGATTTGTCGGTACCGATTTTTCAGATGAGGGATGGGCAAATGAGGCATTTTGGGAAGACATTGTTGACACGAAAGAGTTTGTGCCTTCTAAAAATTTGATACCTACTCGTTTTATTCATAACGCAAAAACGAGTGCTGGAGATATATGGTATAATCCTGGTACTCCTGATTCTATTGTACGTCCGATGAAATTAGAGCCTGGACAAACATATACGATAAGTCGAAGTCAAACGACAGGGAATAACTCTATTTTGTTCTATTTAAAAGATGGAACACTGTCTCTTGTCTGGACAAACGATAGCACTGTCGTTACCTTCACAGTTCCCGAAAATTGCTGCAAGGTCACATTTACGGTGCTTTCCTCCGATATCGGAGGAAACGTTTTGCAACTCGAACAAGGAAATGAAGCGACAGAATTCGAAAGCCCCGTTTACTCTATTCAGGAAAAAATAGATACGTTGCCGGAATACACATTTATAGAAAATTTCGCACACTCTGATAATATTTCTAATTATAGTTTTAACGAGGGTGTGTTGAGTAACAATAGAGGTTATTCATTTAATCCGATTCCAGTAGGGGAAAATACGCACATTTCTTTGTATTATACCCGAACAAGCCACGGAGTGAGTGGTTTGGCGTTTTATAACTACACAGGGGACATAACAGATATAGCTTCTTTTGTTGCAAACGCTGCATTAATTTCAGGAGTCTACGGGGAGCATGTAAACGGCATACATCCTGTTCCGGCCGGCGCAACACACGCTGTTTATTGTTTCGACTTCTATCATGGATGGAAGCCTGACGACGACGAACTTGCAAGATGGCAAATACTTCTCGGCAAGCATGAATATGACCCAGCAAACAACTACAAAACGATAGTTGATGTCGTCGCCAGAGCCGATACGAAAATCTTAAAAAGACAAGCCCAACGAAAAAACTTGTTTGACAATTTTGGAATTTTTTCATGGAACAGGAAAAACGATAACAGTTCTGAATTGCATTCATATAACGGGCATTATTTGTTGTCAGAAATCGGAAGGGACGGAAAAACGCTCGATGAAATTGTTAATGACCCTGTTAAGTTAGCAGGACTTGGTCTTTCGCAAACAATAAAGTTTTCTCCCGAATCCGCTTTCAACCACTCAAATGAGTGGGAAAGGGTATTGCAAATAGGTGGAAATATACGAGGGGAATTTTATAGACCTGTTATGCTCGAGGGTTATCACGATATAGTTGTACAATGCGGGATGTATGTATATACGGAAGATTTGACAGAAGAACAGGTGCTCCAGCAGTTCAAAATAGGAGCAGCCACGGGCTTCGACTATAATGTTGGGACGGAAGATTTGACAGGCGTAAAAAAAATAAAAGAGAATACATACTATGTGTATAGAAATCAGAGTATCAGAATTATGGATTCTGATAACTGGAATACGACAGATGCTGGTATATCAGTGCTAATCCCGGATAGCATATCATGTGAATTTGGCGGTTTTTGTTGGTATGAGCCACTGGATGAGGATATGTATAATTGTTACAGAGGCAGTTTTAATACTGTTTTGTCTGGCGTTGACAAATTTGATGAACCGATTATTTATACAGCACTACAATTCTTACGTAAGAAATTTGACACACTTCCGTTCAATGAGTTCAAAAATCGAAAAGTAGTCGTATTGGGTACGAGCGTGCCGAACGAGCCTCCCTTCGGCGAGGCAGGAACGCTGCAATACCCACAATTTGTTGGACAGATTTTAGGATTCACTCCGACGGTGCGGTCAATCGGCGGTACTGGTGTTACATACGACCCGGCAAACAATATATACGGGCTATCGATGACTAATGCAGAAGCAGAAGCTGGGAATCCGGGTATTGAGAAAAGTTACGAAACTCAGCTCGACGGATGCTGGGATAGCGAATTATTCTTTATCGACCACATGCACAATGATGCCGGGAGACTACATCAATTTATCGACAATCCAGAGTACTGGGATTCTGCAAAACAAACGTTTAAGATAACGGACACAAATGCTTTTGACAGGGCATGGCCGATAGGTGCTATGAACTACATAATTAGAGAGATATACAAACGTAATCCTCGGGCTGTCATTTGTCTTATAAATGACTGGCGAGGCACTGCATTGAACGTGACAAACTATCTCGCAAACATCGTTGTCGGAGAATATTGGAGCATCCCTGTATGCAACCTGAAGATGGGAAACAGAGACATCGATATTACTATTGACGTGTCCACGTCAATAATCGGCTACGACGGTAGAACGATAGATATCCCAGCCGGTTCTGTTGTAAATCCGCTAAAGTATCAGACGAAAGCGGCTCCGGAGGATGACTCCCCGAACGATTTAATCCATCCAGGCAGATACGGACGAATTTTGTATGCGAAATATGTAGCAAAATGGCTAATGTATAACGTGTCATTACAAGATACAAACGGATTTTACTAATTCGAATTTGGCACGATTTGAACTATTTTAAGAGGGGATAAAGAAGTCCCCATCTCCATAACAGCCAGTTTCTCAGGCATGGCTGAAATAATAAAGGTGCACGAACACCACGACAGGGACTATATGTCCTTGAATCGGTGTTCGTGCACCTTGTTTTATTGCCTGAGACTACAAAAGTACTAATTTTTAACTAATAAAAAATGAAAGAAAAGAATTATCCAACGGCTCCACTTCCATTCCAGGGACAGAAGCGGAATTTTATTAGCCAATTTAAAACAGCCCTGGAAGAGTTGAAAAAGAAACAATCAGTCGATTTTATTGTCGATCTCTTTGGTGGTTCCGGATTACTATCCAGGACAGCGAAAGATGTGTTCCCGGATTCGGAAGTCATATATAACGATTATGACGATTACCACAAGAGACTCCTGAATATAGAGAGAACAAATAAGTTGCTTGATGACCTCCGGGAGCTTCTCGCTGATTGCCCTCGAAAGATTCGCATAGAAGAGCCTTATCGAAGTCGTATCATTGAAAGGGTCAAGCAAGAAAACAAAGCCGGATATGTCGATTACATTACTCTCTCATCTTCCTTGTTGTTTTCTTCTAAATATGTATTGTCTTATGATGCATTGAAAAAAGAATCCTTTTATAACAACGTGAAGACAGAAGGGTACAATATTGATGCCGGACATTATCTCAATGGCCTAAAGATCGTAAAAGAAGACTACCTGACTTTGTTTGAAGCTTACAAGGATAAAGAGAATGTCCTGTTTTTAACAGATCCGCCATACCTTTCAACTGATTGCACGACCTATCATTCGGATAAGTATTGGCGCTTGAAGAACTACCTGGATGTTCTAAACACTCTGAAGACAGAAAACTATTTTTATTTTACCTCCAGCAAGAGTCAACTGGTAGAACTCTGCGAATGGTTTGAAAAGAACTGCGGACTTATAAATCCTTTTAATGGCTCAGTTCTTCGGACTCATCAGGTAAATGGGAAAGTGATCAACTATACCGATATGATGCTGTATAAGTACAAAGAACTGGAGTAA